GCTATAATCTCACGCTGCCACGCGTCGTACTGGTCTTGCGATATGGAACCATTTTTGAGTGAGGCGTCCATAGATTCCTGCACGCTGTTAAGCTGTGTCAGCTTCTCTTTGGTCTCGTCAATCGCGGTTGCCAGCGTTTCCTGCTTCTGTCGCAAAAGCTCCGTGTTCGTCGGGTCAAGCTTCAAGAGCTTGCCGATGTCTTTGAGCTTACCTTGTGTCTGCTGGATGCTGGCGTCAACACCCGACAGAGCCTTGGAAAGCCCCGAAGTGTCGCCGCCTATCTCAACCGTCAAGCCCTTTATCCTGTTTGAAGCCATGATGCCTCCTTAAAACTTGTCGAAGTCCTCTTGTTGTGCGAGCAGGTCATGTTCCTCGTCATCCTCGTGTAGCTCGACAAACATGTCGTTCACAAGCCCGACCGTCAAGCTGTCAAGGTCTTGCATGGACAGCCCCAGTTGCAGGCAGCGCAAAAGGAAAAGCGCCGTCGTCATCTCGCGGTCGACGACGGCTTCCTGCCTTTTGGGTTTTGAAGCCCTCGCGTGCTGATGTTCCACATGTCAAGAAGCTCCGGCAGTACCTCGTAAATCGAGAACATGTTGAAGCTCTCCAACCACTCCTCTGGGGTGTCCGGAATTGCGTCCTTGCCTCGGTCTGCCGCCTTTGCCATGATGTATGCGACATTCTCGAAGACTTCGAGGCTTTCGACGTCGTAGCTCTTGCCGTCGCTTGCCGTGCCTAAAGTCTTGAAGTCGTGGAACAAGTCGCGGTTAAAGCGACAGCGGTACAGCCTCGGCACTGCTGCCGAGGCTGCGAAAGTGACCAGTTTGTCGTCTATCGTGAGAGTCTTATATATGCTCATATCGCTGTCTCCTTATCAAGTCGTGGGCGTTGTAGCGGGAAGGTGCACAGCTGAGTACCAGCCTGCATATACGCTGTCCGTTGTGGTGTCGCCGGTCTTGCCCTTGACAATAGACTTTCCGCTAACTACCAGCGGCGAAGCTGTTACGGTCAGTGTCTCGGTCTGGACGGTCTTCTTGTCCTCGTTGGTCTGGCCTTCGATAGCTGCGCGGGATGCCGAGCAGTTATACAGTACATGCCTGATGTGCTTCACGTCGCCATCAAACTCAAACAGCAACGCAAAAGCGCCAAGCTCTGCATCAGCGTCCTCGACAAGAACCTTGTCCGCGTCGAGTGTCTCGCCGAGTATGCCGGTTCTGAACGCCTCCGGAATGAGGGCGATTTCAAGGTCACCGCTGTAGCCGCTGTTGTTGTTGATTGTGTAGTATGTGATACCATCTGCGTAGAAAGGTTCCGGCTCTCCGCTTGCTGAAAGCTTAAGGCTTACCGCGCCCGGAATTGCTACCGGTGTAGCAAACGTTGTTGTACCGCCGTCGCCTGTGGTAAGCTTCGCATAGTGAACGTTCTTAAGGTTGAACTTGACCTTATTAGATGATGTTGCCATTGTCATACCTCCATTGTGTATGTGATTTTGTAGTATTTCTCTTCCTCCTGCCACTCGTAAGCCTTCGCAAAGGTTACATCGTTAGCCGTGAAAGCGTTCTCTAATGTCGTCTCAGTATCGCTGAGAACTTTGTCCTCATATAGCGTGGCCATGTACGCTGTAGTCGTGTAGTAGGCGACTCCGTCCGCGTAGAAGCTGTTGCTTCCCGTTATCAGATAAGCTATGTAAGGTGTAGCGTCCGGTGTGAACTCGCCGCCGTCAAAGTCGTTGTAAGCCATCGGCACGCCGACACTCTTCAAAATCGCTGTAAAATCGTCAAATGTCATGGCTTCCGATTAGCTCCTTTATCTTTTCTTCAAACGCCTTGTCTGCGGCTTCCTGTGCGGGCGCTATGTGCGGATAACTGCGGGTTTTTCCGCTGCCGCCTCTGATGCGGTGGCCTTTTTCAAGTAGGTGCGTAAGCCTGTAGTAAGGACCGCGCGCACCGATGCGCATACCGTATGAGTAGGTATCACGGTACGCGGTTTCAGCTGTGAAGCTGCGCTTATACTTGCCCGTCCTGGACTTGTAAGGCGTGGTATCGCGCAAGGTCTGTAACGCCTCTTTAGCTGCGTACTTCGCCGCAACGCTCACGTCCTCTGTCGTCACCGTGCCGAACTTCTTAAACGCCTGCTTCATCGCGTCGCCTATACCGTCTACAGTCACCTTCTGGGGCATGTCAGCGCGCCGCCCTCTTAGCCATTGGCTTCGGCTTGACTTCCTGGGAAGGTCTCGCTTCCGCGATTGCTTCAGCAAGGTCTAATCCGACAAGCTTGTCTCCGACTTGGTCGGAGGTCTCTATGGTGTCACCCGCGTTAGCGTAGATTGCACCACTGATGAAAGTCTTCTTTGCTCTAATCTTCATGTGCTTGACTCCTCCTTTAAAGGTGTCTGAATGCTTTGCAGCTCTACCTCGTAAACATTCCGCTCCGGCTTGAGCTGTATGCGCTTAACCCAGTATTGAACGCCTTCAATTATGGCGATATCCTCGCGGGCTATGAAAGCCACTGCGGGTGTCTTGATAAGCCTATCAATTTGTGTATCGTCTATCGCCGCCGTATAGTACCGGTTCACGCCTACGCTTAAGGTCTCGAAGTGTACTATGCCCTTCAGCGAACTATACCCGCGGCGGGTGGCCTTGTATATCAAGGCCACGCCGTCCGGGAAAGTCTCAATCTTCTGATCAGGTAGCCTCACTCGCTTGCACCTCCGTCCGTATCTGTAGCCCGATAAGGTCGGGCCTGTAGTTACGCTTAAAAGCGTCAAGCGATCCGGAACGGTCGTAAAGCGCGTAGCTGAAAAGCAGCTCCTTTGCGCGGTCATCTGCCGCTACATCCGTGATACCTGTCTTGTCTGAGATATATGCGATACCTCTTTGCAGGGTTCCGGTCAGCTTTGCATCTGTCTCCGTGTCTGTCCAGGTTATGTCAAGATAGGTCTTGGCTTCTGCCAGTAAGTCCGCTGATATAGTCGCGCTCATAACCGTTAATCCTCCTTATCAGCCTGTAACCTGCTTAACCTCGAGGTATGTAGGCGCAAGCGTCGAGATGTCAAGTCTTAAGAAGCTTGTGTTGTCCTTAGGTCTGCCGTTGCCGTAGCCTGTGACCTTGTAGTATCTCTGGTCTTCAAGGAACTTGTAATCATCGCTGAACTGGATTCCCCGGCCACCGGCTACGCCAAGGAAGTAGTTCTTGCCGATACCGAGGATGGCCTTGCCGCTTTCGACTGCTACCGACTGGATAATCGTTGTCGGGTAAGGCAGAACGTTGTTGACGTACTGGCCTTCGGGAGTCATTAAAGTTGTAGCGGGAAGCACAAGCTTGAAATAGTCCTGCGGATTGCATACCAGGACAAGCCCTGTGACCGCTCTGGCTTTGCCGTACTGCGTCTTTGCGAGCTGTGCGACAAGATTACCGTAGGAAGCTCTGCCGAAGTCTGTGACCGTGATAGCGTTCTTCTGAGGGTATACCCCGCCGGTGACCGTGACGTTGTCTGCAACGCTTCTATCCATACCGATAGGCATGTTGTTGCCGGTACCGGTGACGATAGCGTTCTCATAGCCCAGCGCGAGAGCCTCTGAGAGGCAAGTGCGGATGTAGTTGTCAAGCCATACCGGGCCTAAGTCCAGCATACCCATGGAGATAGGCATGAACGCAGAAAGCTTGTTCTGTGAAAGCTCAATCTTCTTGAAGCCGCTTGCGATCTCTGTAGCGATTGCATCTGTGACTGTTCCCCATGTGGCAGCCGCGCCAGCGTCTGTATTGAGTAAAAGCTCTGTAAGACCGGCAACGTTCATTGTGTCAATAGCGGAAAGCAGCGGGTGATTCTGTACCATATCGTTAAGTACCGATGTAACAACCGTTGACGGGAAAGTCTTTTCAACGCCTGAAAGGGCATTGAGAGCCTTCTCTCCGGTTCTTGCTGCTGTGATAAACTTCGCATAAAAGTCACGCTCTGCGCTTGTGAGCTGGCGGTTGCCGCGCTGTGCCTCGATAACTGCGTCAGATGAGTTTCTGAAAGCCTCCGCCTGCGCTTTTATCTCCGCGTCCTTTGCGTCAAAGAATGTCTTGAACGCGTCCTTGTACTGCTTCTCGTCGCCGCTCTTTGCCGCGTCAACGATGCTCTGGAGCATCTGCTCCTCATCTCTGATGTCTCTGGTGTCTCTGTTGTCCATCTTTTAGTCCTCCTGTTTTGGTGTTGCCGCGTTTGTCGTCGGCGTCTTCAGTGTAAAAAACCCCTTATCGGGTATACCCTCCGCGGGTTCGTCGCCCGCGTTGATATCTTTGTGATAATCCTCAAGACTTGTCAGTCCTTCCCAGAGCGAAGCGCTTATACCTTCCAGACGTCCACAAATTGCTTCTAAGGCGTCCGTGGGTTTTGCGAGTGCAACTTCATTCGCGGCAGTCAGGCGCGCCTGTATGGACGCGAGAACGCTGTTCTGGGCTGTAGTATCTTCCTGGCTGTCCATCACGCTTGTAGCAAAGCCCATATCGACCGCGTCGACGGGTGTTATCCAGGTCTCCGCGTCAAGAAGCGCGTCAAGTGCCTTGTCAGTAAGCGTTACACCTGCCTCACGGTATGCCGCCTTGATAGCTCCGGTCATAACTCGAAGGTCTGCGGCTTGCTTCTCTAAATCGGCGGCGTTTCCGCTTGCGCCATACACCAGCGCGTTGTGAATGAACAGCAACGATGCTGCGTTCATTATGCGTTCCTTGCCCGCGCAGAAAATGACGCTTGCCGCACTTGCCGCGAAGCCGTCGCAGATGGTCGTCACGTCGCGCGTCTTAAGTGCGTTGTAGATCGCTAAGCCCTCTGCAACCTCTCCGCCATAGCTGTTGATGTGCACTGTTATCTTTACGTTCTGCGGTATCTCCGCAAGTCTGTTGGTCAGCCGGTATGCTGACACGTCGTTTTCTATCATCGGCCAGCTCGTGATATCTCCGAAGATATACACGTCGGCTTCTGACTTCTCATCGTTCTGCGATATAGCGTAGAACATCTCTGGTTTTGTCTGCGTCATGTGTCTGCCTCACTTCCTTTGTCGTCGCTGCCGTCTGTCTCCTGGGTACTGGTACCCGGTGGGGCCTGCGGCTCCGTCGTTTCTATCCCGGTCAGCCCGTCGAGAAGGTCCTCCGCGGGGCTGTAGTTCTTTGTCATCCAGTGCTGCTCAGCCCAGGGCTCTGCAATCTCCGGCAGTCCGAAGCGTGCCATTACATCGTTGATGCTGCACACACCGGACCCGATAAGCTTGTCCGCGCCCTGTGCGGCGCTGCCGAACATGTCCGCGTACTTTATTCCGCCAAGGTCTACGGTCATCTTAGTGCCTAAGCGCCAAAGATTTTTACCGTATATCTTTCGGTTGCACTCCTGCACAAAAGCCGCTGTGATAGGTCTCACTATTGTGGTGACAAAATCCGCAAAGTCCGCGTCTGTCACACCCTCGCCCTTGGCGATCGACAGCGGAACCCCGATAGTCCGCGCGGTTATCTCTTGCACGTCCTGCATAAGGTTTCTCAGGTCGCTCGAGTCTCTGCCTTCTCCGCTTATGTCCTGGTATGTGTACCCGGAGAAAAGCGGAAGCACCGCCTGCTCAGCTGTAAAAAACTTCTTGAACTTGTCGGTCACAAGGTCTTTGTACTTTGCGTTAAAGTCCGGGTCTCCGGCAGCTACATCGTCAATTTTTAAAATTCCTCGGTGTCCGTGTGTGCGGATATAGTCGTTCACTGCGCTGTCTATCAGCTCGCCCGCCGTAGCGGATATCGCACCGAGCACGGCGCCCGCTTGTGTGCCCTCAAGCCTCAAAGTTAATACATCGGACTGCTTAAAAATCCCGGGAAGCTTTGTGCCCTGCCACACTTCTACGTCTGTGTAGTAGTCGCCGTTCGTCGCGTCATAGTGTGTGCTGTAGCTGTCGGCTATGTACCGGTTGCCGCTGCGGTCCTCAACGATGATCGCCTCGCCGTCTATGAAAAGTTTGCTCACCATTTTTGTGAAAAAGGCGGTCTTTGTCTGATTCGCGTTGGGTGAAACGTTCCACGCCCAGTACTCGTCTGCCTCAACCTCTGCGCCACGGCGGTATGTCTTATACTCGCATGCCGCCACTGCTGTGCCTATCCTGCGCACGCATGCCCAGAAGGTCATCTCACGCAGCCATAGCTCAAGGCCGCTCTTCTCGATAGCATCTTCCACGAGTGTGCCGGTGCTGGTAGCTGTGCTTGTGTCGGTCTGCTTAAGCAACCATGAAAAAAGTTTAAAAGCCACTCACTGCCCTCCTTAGTACATGATCACATCGACTTGCGGTGTGCTCTTCCTTTCGATTATCCTGTCCTCTATCGCCATTGCCGCCACAAACGCCATAAACGGGTCCGTCTTGCGGCTCTTGCCTTCAATTTTTCCGTACACAAAATTGCCGAGGTCTGCATCATCAGACTGTCCAAGGCTGCGCCCGTATCTGATCAGCTTCGCGTTGTTGGTAGCCCAGCGCATTTCCGGCGCG